AAAGAAGTTAATCAATTGAGCGGCAATCGAGTTACCATCAGGATCCGCATCAGTATAGATATACACCTTTCCGTATCTTAATCCCTTAGGTTCTTCCCCAAGCTTTAATCCTAATGATCCCATGAGTCCTTTTACTTCTTCGTTTTTAATTACTTCAGAATTACTCTTCTCATGTACGTTTAGAAATTTACCTTTCAATGGAAATGCTCCCATCATCTGAGTATCTCTAAATTTACGAACCGCACTCAATGCAGATTCTCCTTCATATATTCCAAGTACACAGTTTCTCCTATCTCCTTTT